TGTATAGCTTGTGGAATGATAACAAACGAAAGATTAGATGATAGGCAATGGCTAAATACAGAGGAAAAGAAGTAAAATTAAATAAACCTTTTAGGCTATCTACAGCAGAATCTAAAAGAAAAAAATTTGGTGTTTACGTCAAAAACAAAGCTACAGGTAAAGTCAACAAAGTTACTTTTGGTGCTAGAGGTATGTCTATCAAGAAAAGCATACCCGCTAGACAAAGATCATTTTTAGCTAGAATGGGTGGTGTTCTAAAAGAAGTAAAAGGGCAAAAGTCCTTATCACCCGCCTTCTGGTCAATAAAAGCGTGGAAAAAAGATTTTCCGTTATAATGTCCAGAATTTTAGAAAAATTAGCAGATCAGCATGAAGAACGTATAATTAATGTTTTATACAAACTAGAAGAAGATGTTGTAAAAGAAGTTACAAGGGCAACAAAAGGTCAGCTTGTATCACAAAGACTAGCAATACAATTACAGCCACAAATCAGAAAGTTAGTTGCCGATAACTACCTCAATGAAGCCGATATAATCATTAATGAGGAGTACAATAAAATAGCCAAAGAGGTATTAGACACTTTTGGCGAAATGCCTATTCCTAAGAAGTTTAAAAGCCTTACAGAAGTAGATTTGCAGACAATCAATGCTCTTAAAACACAATCGTTTAGCGGTTTTGAAGATATTGCAGAAAGATTTTCTAAAGTTATCAATGATGAAATATACCAAAGTACAATAGCGGGTAGACCATTTGAAGATATGGTAAGCAATATCAAATCTCATATAAATGGTGTTTATAAAACGTCAAATACTCGTGAGATAAATGAATTAGTTGATTTTATTAACGAGAATAAGTTTGATAGCACTAAAAAAGCACAAGTAGAAGATGCTGTAAGGAAATTACATACCCAATATGCTTCCGATAGGGCGGGAAACAACCTTAGACGTTATGCAAGTCAGATAGCACACGATTCAGTAATGCAGTTTCATGGTCAGTTTACAGTAGCGAAAGCAAAAGAAGCGGGATTAACACATTTTACATATACAGGAACATTAGTTCGAGATAGTAGACCATTTTGTATTGATATGTTGAATAAGACACTTACAGAAGAACAAATAAGGGATATGTGGAACAATAGATCATGGCAAGGTAAGTCCACAGGCGATCCATTTATTGTAAGGGGTGGTTATAGGTGCAGACATACTTGGATACCTACAGACCCCGCATGGGGCGAGGAAACAGTAGATCAAGTGCCAGAAGAACCAGTAGTTGAGGAAGCACCACCAATAAAAAAAGGCAGAAAGTCAACATTAAACAATCCAGTTAAAGAAAGTGAAGTTGATGTAATATCAAGTTCTATTGTTGCAGATAGGCTACAAAAACAAATTACCAAAAATGCAAAAGATTCAAGATATAATACAACAACTATGTTTAATGAATCTAATGTTGGTAAAGTTTTGGGTGTTGAAAAATTAGATGATGAGATAGCAAGTCAATTATCTAGTATAATGGAAGAACTTGATGAATTATCAAATCTTTATGATGTACCAAAATTAAGGTCAATAAATGTAAATTCTAAAGGTAGAGCATTAGCATCTATGGGTGGAGGAAGTTTAAAAATTAATCCCAAATACTTTAATAAAAAAACAAAAAACCAAGACATAATTAAAAGACAAAGAAATGCTTTGTTAGGCAAAGGTGCATATGAAGGTGAGCAAAATTTAGCAAATAAATATAAAAGAACAGATAAAATATCTAAAGAAATAGCAAAAAAACCAGATACTTGGGTAAGACCACATAATTCTTTTTATTTTTTTGAAAATGAAATTGATAGATTTAGAAGTGTTTTATATCACGAATTTGGACATACAGTTCACCAGATGAAAAATAGACCATTAAATCAACCTTTATGGAAGCAATCGCCCATTGAAGAACTTATGGAAGATAAAACTTTTGATGAGGGTAGAAAATTTTATAAAAATGGTTCTACAAGATACTCAGCAACAAATACAAAAGAATGGTTTGCTGAAAATTTTAGTTTGTATCATATGGGAAGGGAAGATTTAACTGATCCTAGATTTATACAATTTTTAGAGGAGGACATATTAAAATGAGGTTTGAAATAAAAGAAGCAATCGATATTGTAGAAAAAAAGAATATTACATTGAAGGATTATAAAAAATTTAGAGAAATCGGAAGAAATATTAAAGACAACGAATATTTATATTTTGCAAGTTATGATGAAGCTATGTCTTTGAGATTACCAGAAATAGCAAGTAAAGAAGGTAATTATGATTGGTTAGAACCAGAAGATGATGACTAATATTAATAATTATGATACAAATAAGCATATCCAACTAAGGAGATACAAATGGTAGAAGAAAATCAAGTAGAACAAACTACTGAAACAAAAGAACAAGAAGCACCAGAGGTGCAAGAAACACCACAGGCACAAACATTTACCCAAGATGAAGTTAATAATATTGTTGAAAGACGATTAGCTAAAGAAAGGGGTTCAATGTATAAAAAGCTAGGTGTAGATGACATTGATGTAGCTATAAATGCTGT